GATATTAAAAACATTTTTACGCTTAGTTCTTGGAACCCATTTGAATCATTAGAAGATAAGGTTAAGCGGAGGATGGAGAATGCTCCGAAGCACATGACAAATGAAGAACTCGTGAAATTTGTGCTTAAGGGTTTTGATCCAGAAGAACGTGAAAAAGCCGAAAAAGAAATCAGGAAACAACTAAAAGGAAACGGCAAAGTCCTTTCGCCCTTCGGTATGTCCGAAGCCGGCGCGGCTTCCCAGATGCAGCAGATGGGCGGCGGCGACATCTTCGGAGCCGTGGCCTTCACCCCCCTTGAACGGATCGCAACGGCAACCGAGGCCACCGCCGAACATACCCGTCCTAGAGACGAACCACCCCCCCGCACCCCTGACGAAGTCACAAGATAATGGCATCACCTACAATCATCAGATACGGCTACAACCTTATCACGCCGATTGCCCAGCCCGGGTGGCAGGTTGAGGCCGACGGCTTCGGCCTCATCCAGGCTCAGGTCAAGTTCAAGTGGACTGCCAGCCAGCTCCCCGGTTTTACCACTACGTTTGCCAAGGGTACTACTTTCCAGAGCCTTGTCGGTGCAATTACTCCGAGCAGCCTTTCACAACTAAAGGTATGGAAGGCTAATTACGTCTACGAAAAGGGCGAAGTCGTCACCGTCACCGCCGACTTCTGCGGCATCGACCCGAACATCAACGGAGGTACGCGCACCAACCCACAGATGGTGATGACTGGATCGGCTGCCTCTGAACCCATCGAACATCACCCGAATTTCCTGCTGGTAAATGTCACCTCGGGAGGACTGGTAAATAAACTCGCAGGCTTTCCCACGGGAACTGGATGGGACAATAATATCGCTACCAATCCTAACCGCGCACTCTGGCGTCCTGCCGTCGCCCAAGGCGGAGCCGTCCAGGCGTTCCAGTTCGTCGGATTTCTTCCTAATCAGAACGCCGAGGAAACGGTATCCAAGGTCAACATCAAGGCCGGCATCAAGAACTACTACAAGCCGTCCAACACGATGCGCGTTTTGTTCTATGTAAATAGCGTCGAGGTGGCCCTTACTTATGCTTCTTATGTCGGATGGGTTACTGATGGAAGCAACTGGAGCATCCCTCCGGCTTATCGCCAGTTAGCCACGGGTGGTTATGCTGGCTCTTTCCAATGGAATGAACGTTGGTCTTCGCAGATCAACAAGTCGTTCCTTATCACGAACGGTTCCGTCGAAGAGTTTGGTGGCATCTACAAGGTAACCGCTGACCTGATGCTTTCCGGCATCTCAGGTTGGGATAAGGATATCTACCCAAATACCCAAGCAAGCTGATGCGTTCCCTGACAGGATTTAACAGCAACGCACTACAGGGGGCTTTTGCTCCAGGCCAGCCCCTCTCGGCCTCCGCGCTGAACAAACTAGGAACGTCAGCGGACTCAGCACAGACTGTGATGTCGAATGACTTCACGTTCTTTGCCGGAAACAACGGAACTGGCTATGGATTCAATCAGGAAGTCTATGTGTCCAACGCCCTTAATCCGCTCGACCCCAGCATCAACGGCGACAAGGTTACCATTGCCCCCGGCACGGTCAATCGGTACATCCCGAAGATTGGTACGAAGTATATCGACGAATCCCCTCCCCCCGAGCTGACCGTCACGGACAACGGCTATGTCTTGGTCAAGGTGACCTACGAGGTGAACAAGTACTTCCCGCGCACCGCCGAGATCGTCTTCCTTGCCGTCGCCACGCCTCCAGCAGACACAAACACGGAGAGTCACTATCCTTTGGCCAAGGTTGTTAAGACAATCATCGAAGGGGTGACTTACTATTCCCTTACTGGCGTCGGCTTCTTCAGCAATGGCAACCTCGTCGTGAACCGCCTCAAGGCCGGCAACAACATCGCCACTTGGTGGTGGGACGTCGTCAAGTAAATGGCCGACCCGTGGAACAACGCCACGTCGTATTCTCCGGGTGCGACTGTGTCGTATAACGGGCTTATCTACTACCGTTCGCAGTACCCCCCTACCCCTACCTCTGGCACCCCTCCCAATGTGGAGATGGGTACGGACGACAAGGGTGACCCCATCAGGTCTTGGACGATGCTTGTCGGAGGATACTCGTACTACCAGCCCAAGTTCCAGACGACTTATTTTCGCCTGGTTCAGCCCCCCATCGACCCTGAAACGGGAGTATTTGCGTTTCAGTATTCTGGCGATCAGTTTGAAGCGACCAACGCTTACGCCCCCATCGGCGACCCTCTTGCGTTTACATACGGGAAGACCGTAGAGGTAGATCAGTTCAAGGCCAACACCGCGCCGACGCCAGACTCGCCTGTATGCCCATCCGAGAGTTGCGGGGTAGGTATGCAGCAGTTCGGGGAAGCTGGCATCATCGCTTGTGGCGCGGACAGCACTCCCGACCCAGATAACGACAGGAAGTACTATATCTATGTCCTGTTCAACCACCCCCTGTACTTCCGGCGTACCATCACGGTTACCACGGTCGTCCAAAAGACGGTGGTCATCAACGATCCTCCAACCCCGCCAGAGGTAACCTATCTGGTGACGCAGACGCCTTACACCCCTACGGATAAGAACTATTGTAGTTTTACTTTCCTGACTGGTGACTACTTCGTACCTGCCAACGCCGCCTTCGACATCGTCATCCCTGCTAACGAAACCACTCCAACGAGTGAAACTTACTATGCCTTCTTATCCCGTGGCGTCAGCGATGTGACGCCAAACGACTGATTTATGGGGTATTGACATACGGCTAAACCCAAACGGCAAACCATGTCTTGCACCCAACATCAGTTCAAGCAGGGGGTAACCTTCAACGGTGCCGGAACCTATACGACCGAACCCGGCTGGCCTGCTGACCTGACTGGCGTGACCATCGTCACCGCGCTGCGCGACGCCCGGAACAAGCTCTTCTACCTCGACGTGGCCATTACCAGCCCCACGACCTTCACCGTCTATTATAACCAGACGCAGGAATGGCACCCCGGCACGGCCTACTGGGATATCAAGTTCTACGAGAATACCACGGACGTCTTCTACTCGGCCACCGTCCGCCTGGAGATTCTGCCCAACGTCACCCCTAACAAAGTTTCTAACTGATGTCCTTCACGATCAGCATCAACGACCAAGCCGCCTTTGAAGTCCAGTTCGCTGGCCCCGCCGGCCCGACCGGCCCTCAAGGCCCGCAGGGCATTCAGGGTATCCAAGGCGTGAAGGGGGACAAGGGTGACCAAGGCGATCAGGGTATTCAGGGCATCCAAGGCATTCAGGGCATCCAAGGTATCCAAGGCGAAAAGGGTGATAAAGGTGACAAGGGTGACCAAGGAGACCAAGGCATCCAAGGCATTCAAGGCATTCAGGGTATCCAAGGCGACCAAGGCCCGAAGGGCGACAAGGGCGATCAGGGAGACCAAGGCCCGCAGGGCGATAAGGGAGACCAAGGCGATATTGGCCCTCAAGGCCCGCAGGGTGTCCCCGGAACCTCTGGCATCGCTTTCGCCACCGCGCCGCTGGCTTACGACTCTGTAACCCAGACCGTCAGCATCAGCCCGAATCCGAACTTTGAATCTATCTCCATCGCTGCTGGGGGCTACGCAGGTTTAGGCCAGAATCAAGTCTTCATCGGCGACGGCATCCTGACGAACTACTTGGACATGACTCAGGGTCTTGTCCTTCAGAACGGTTCAATCACCTTCCCTGACTCCACGTCTCAGACGACGGCGTTTACTGGAACGGCCACCAATGGCCTTCCCGTCGCTGGAACTGTTGGTCAGGTTCTGACGAAGACCAGCTCGGCTAACTACGCCGCCAACTGGCAGACTTTCGTACCAGGCGACCGCTATCTGACGACCTCGACGACGAGCCTCACTATTGGCAACGGCACGAAGTCCCTGACCGTCGGCACGGGCTTGTCGTACACGCCGACGCAGAACGTCACCATTTCCTTCGACTCCTCGAACCATATGCACGGCGAGGTGCTGACTTACAACTCCGGCACGGGCGCGATGACGGTGGACGTGAACCATCACACGGGGTCGGGAACGTACTCGGCGTGGGTTATCAACGTCGGCGGCGTCACTCCTGCGACCTCCGTAGCCTGGGGAGCCATCACCGGCACGCTCAGCTCGCAGACCGACCTTCAGTCCGCCCTCAACGCCAAGGCGAACCTCTCCGGGGCCACGTTCACGGGCAAGGTCAATATGGCCACGATTGCTGCCTCGACTCCGAGCATCAACCTCGGGGGTCAATGCGACTCGGCTCCCGCCAGCGCGGCCAACGGCGATCTCTGGATTTCAAACGCTGCTTCCCCTAAAATCACCTATCGGACTGGCGGGGTAAACTACAACGTTCCCGCCCTGAACCAGTTCAACACGTTCACGGGCCAGATGGTGATTAACACAACCTCTTCATCGACCGCTGCCCTGCGTGTCACTCAGCTCGGAACGGCAAACGCCATCGAAGTCGAAGACAGCACGACCCCAGACACGACCCGCTTCGCCGTGGATCAGTTCGGCAAGGTCGGCATCGGCGTCGCCCCGGATACGACCGCCGCGCTCAAGGTCGATACGAACGGCATCATGTTCGGAGACGGCACGACGCAGACCACGGCGGCGACCACGCCTCCAGCTTCTTGGTCTCCTACTCCGACGAACCTTAGCATTATCTGGCTTCTTCAAAACTACGTTACGGTCGCAACGACTGTTACCTATGACTCGGGCAACGACCGAACAATCGTCAATCACCCCGCTGCATTAGATGGGGCAATCCGCACTAGCGCTACTGGAATTCAACTTACGAATGGCTCCAACGTGTACTCTTTGTACGACAACGGAGTCCCAGACGAACTCACGTTTAACGGAGACCTTACGACCGCTGGGCCGCTATATGCTAAAATCGGGACTTCGTATGTCATTAACCTTAATCGCAACTTCGTATGATCCTCGCCATCCTCTCCTTCATCGCCGGCCTGATCACGGGTCTGCTCGTCATGCGGAAGCACTCCGCCAAAGCCTCCGAGCTGGAGGCCAAGGGCAAGGCCGCTCTCGACGCGCTCAAGGGACGCTGACCTATGCGGCTTCTTCTGGTCATCGCCTGGGTGGCATTGGCTGGTTGCAAGTCCTCCAAGCCAGTAGACGCCCCGCTGCCTAAGCAGCCAGACGCACCGACCAAGCCCGACGCCGTCGCCACCCTCGGTAAGGACTTGGATAAGACGGATCACCGGGTAGGTGCCGCCCTCGTCGCCATCGAGAAGAACGCCGACAAGCCCAAGGTGGTCGTCGCCGAGTCCCGCCTAGCCCAGTCCTATCTGCCCCCGCCCCCCGAGGCGGACGTGGCCTTCAGCATGGCTCGCGCAGCCAAGGGTAGCGAAATCGACTACGCCAAGCAAATGGAGTTCGGACGCAAACTCGCCACCGCCGTAAACAAGGCTTGGGAGAAACTGGAAGCCGACCAAGCCGAAGCCAAGCGCGTCTCCGACCTCAAGGATGGCCGTATCAAGGAACTCCAAGCCGAAATCGAACGGGTCAAGAAGGACGCCTCCGCCCAGACGTGGACGCTCGTCGGTGCCGGCCTAGCCGTCATCGGTGCGTTGACCACCGCCTTTCTCGGCCCGAAAATCGGCATCCCCCTCCTGCTATGCGGGGCGTTCTGCGGTTCCGTCCCCTTCATCATCGACAGTCCATATTTCGAGTACATCGCCGGTGCCACCCTACTGATCGCCGCCGGCCTCGGCCTCTGGTGGCTCGCCGATAAGGTACGGGATTCCGTACGCTCTAACGACCATGACGAAACGCCGCCAAAAGAGTAAGGTCAAGTGGGTCAAGCTCGGTCGCCAGCGAGCCTGGGGTCAGGCTACCATCGGCGAAGGGCTGATTGAAATCGACCCGCGCCTCGGGGCCAAGCGGCAGTTGGAAGTCCTCTGCCATGAGCAAGTCCACCTGACCTTCCCCGACCTGTCTGAAGCCCAAGTCGACCGCGCCGGCAAAGACCTAGCCGCCGTCCTCTGGGATCAGGACTACCGCCGTGTCCTGCTCGCCCCTAACGCCAAGCCCCCGAAGATTTCGTGAGCGCGGCACCTCTCAATCCCGACGACATCCCTAGGGAGGTCAAAGACGGCGTCGTGGCTGGCGTCCTAGGTGGCTTGGCAATGGTGGCCAGACTTCTCCTAAGCACCGAGCCGGTCTCGCTGGGCTGGGTAATCCGTCGTGTCCTCGCCGCTGCGATCACCGCCGCCTTGGTCGGCTATTGCATCCAAGACCATATTCAAAACGCCGGCCTAAAAATGGGCGTCGTGGGTGCCAGCGGCTATGCCGCGCCAGAATGTCTGGACTACCTGATGAGGTATATCAAGTCGAAGGGCGACGCCGAGGTAGGCGTCCCGAAAAAAGATGCCAAAAAAAGACCTGCCTCCAAGCGACGCAAGTGAGAGCAACCTGCTCTTCGCCGTCATCGGCCTGGTCGTCGCCGCCGGCCTCGCCGCAGCCATGTCGGCTTGGATCGCAGGCTTCGTCCTAGACCAACTCCAGAACACGGACGCCCTCGTCATGCTGGTGACCGACGGGGGGCTGAAGTCGGACTCCAAGGACTTGGAGCGGAATATGTCCACCGCCACCCTCGCCCTTCAGTCCTGCCGGGACTTGGGCTGGGCTTTGGGCGTAGGCTGTCTGGGGGTCGGGTTGGCAGTAGTAGTCAGACTACGGAAGAAAACGCCGCCACGGGCTTCCTAGGCGTCGTATTTGGTGCCTTGGTAGTACAACGCCGCACCCACCTTGCGGGGTTCGATGATGCCGTTGGTCACCATAGCCTTAATCAGGGCTTCCGCCTGGTCGCGCTGGAGTTTGTGATCCGCCACCAGTTCCTCCAGCAAAGCCCCCCGGCTCAGGCGGGGCTTGGACTCAAAGTGCCGATACTGCTGCCCGACCTTGAGCAGCTCGAAACCGCCGGCCAAGGGGGCGACCTCCCAGAATACTCGGTCGTCCGAGTGCTTGAGTTTCAGGACAAGGGTAGGCTTGCCGTCAGGCGTCCGCATACCTGCTTCCTTGCCGCGCTTCGACAGGTTGAATGAGAACACCGGCAAGTCCTTCGACTCCCGACGGATGTTCAGGACGGCGCGGACGTAGTTCACCAACTCCGCCCCGCCCGTACCGCTGTACATCATGTCCGAGAAGGTCTGGCCGTCCGTCACCTCCTTGGCCTTCGGCTTGCCTTCGTGGTGAATCAGGATGGCAATGCACCCCGTCTCCTTGAGCATCGGCTCCAGCAGCCCACGGCAGAAGTTCGTCACGTCGACGTTGTCATTGATGTTGCCACCGATGTAGGCCATCAGCGGGTCGAGGATGATGACGTCCAACTTATGCCGGACGATAATCTTACGGGCGAGCTGAATGATATCCGACCCGCGCTTCGACGATTCATTAAAGAAGTGCAGGTGCTGCCTGACCATCGCCTTCTCGTCGTTGTTCAGCCTCATGCCCGACATCACCCCTTGGAAGGACTGGGCCATGTCTCCGACGTCGCCTTCCGCCTGGAGGACGCCCATCTTCAGCGGGTGCTTCGCTGGGATGCCGAACAACTCCCTTCCGCAAGCCCATGACATGGCCATCTGCATTGCGAAGGAAGACTTGCCGATGCCGGACTGCGCGGTGATCAGCAGCGAGCCGCCCTTCTGCAACCAGCGTCCGTGGCCGATGACCGTGTTCGGGTCGTTCAGGACGTCGTAGTTCTCAAGGACATCGGTCGTGACCTCCTCTGGGAAGTCCTGACCTTCCCGCCACGCCATGAACTCGTCCCAGTCCAGCGAACCAATCTTGAACGCCACGATCTTCTGCTCGTTCTCGCCGCGCATAATACCCCCCAGCCGGCTCCAGCGGGAAGGGTTCTTGTTCTGCGGGTCGGGTTCGTGGTCCGAAAGGTAGTCATACACCGTATTACGGCGTTCCTCCCATTGCTCCTTGGTCTGGGCGTCGACACGCACCCAGGCGTGGACGGACTTCCCCCCCGAGTCGACGAGCAGGCTGATGGGCAGGTTGGACTGCTGGAAGATGGCCACCTGCTCGTCCTTGGCCTTCTTGTCGAACTCGACCAAGACGTGGCGGTAGGCCGACACCGAACCGTCCGTCCCCGTGAAGTCGTCGGGCGTAAAGGGGTTGATACGAATCCAAGCCCCCGACTCCGTGCCGGCGAACTTCGCAGCCCCCACGGCTCCGGGGCCGAAGAACTTTGTGATCCACTCGGCACGGGTCAGGAAGATGCCCTTCGACGCTGGGAACCACTTGCCGTCCTCGGTCTGGCCGGCCTCGTTCGTGATGCAGATAATATCCTCGTCCTTGAAGCAGTTCAGCAGCACGTCGGCGGTCGAGAAGGGCGTCTGCACATCAACCAGCTCCGCAACCCGGTTCGGGTCGAAGACGAAGCGACCGTTCGCGCCGACCCGGCGTTCGTTGTCCTTGCCCTTCGACAACCAGCCCTTCTGTCGTTCGTGCGGCTTGACGTAGGCGTCGTTCAACTTGTGACGCAGGTCTTTCTCAGACCAAGGCGGCGAGCAACGGGCGTTGAACTCCTGAAGCAACGCCCAGGCGTCCGACCACGGCAGGTCAAAGCCGTTGGCCAGAATGCTGGCTGCTCGGTAGGTGGCGGGGTGTCCGCCTTGGCCGGCGACGGCGGCAGGCAGTTTGGCGAGATATGCTCTCGCCCCGGAAATACGATCCTCGGTGGTCATCGGTGGCTTTAGGACTGGTGTCCCTTTGCCTCGACCTCTGCAATCCTTTTCCCGATGAAAGCCATCACAGGTACTGCCATGCTGTTTCCGCAAGCCTTGTAACGAGGGCCGTCGGGACACTCGGCCTCGGGCTTGCCCTTCCACGGGATGCGACTCCAGTTGTCGGGGAATCCTTGCAGCCGTTCGCACTCGACGGGCGTCAGGCGACGGACGGCCATTGGCGTGGCTACATGAGGATTCTGATCACCGCTGTCCTTGGATAGGGTAGGAAAAGTTTCGCTGGAAGGATTCGGGCTGGCTTTGCGGACAAGGTTTCCAGGCGTGAACGAAATGGCCAACGCTTCAGCTTCGACCCTCTCGTTCCCTGTGCGCGAATATGGAGGGCCGTGCGCGTTGTGTTCGTAGTCTATGCCTCCGATGAGGCCGCCTGCCTCAACGCTTGCTCCAGCATCGGCGGCAACGCCTTTCCTCTTTTTGTTGCCCGTCTCAAGATACCCGCGCAAGCCTTCGCGGAGAGATAGAACCTCTGCGGCAGCTCGCCAGTCTCCAAGACACGCGACAACGAAGACTCGACGACGACGCTGGGGAACTCCGAAGTGTTGAGCGTCCAGGATTCGCATGGCCCACCCATAGCCGAGTTGCCCCAACGCCCCGACGAAGGAACCAAAATCCCGTCCTCCGTTTGAAGACAGGACACCGGGGACGTTTTCCCAGACAATCCAGCGGGGCTTAAGTTTGTCAGCCAGCCCAAGAAAGGTGAGAGCGAGGTTACCCCGGGGGTCGGCAAGTCCTTTTCGGAGGCCGGCGACGGAGAAGGACTGGCAGGGAGTTCCTCCGACCAGAAGGTCAATTGCTCCTTGTTCAAGGGGCCAAGATTGGTATTCGGTGAGTGATCCATAGTTAGGTACGTTGGGGAATCGGTGTTTGAGGATGGCGCATGGGAAAGGTTCGATTTCGGAGAAGCCGACAGGCGTCCAGCCAAGCGGATGCCAGGCGACGGATGCTGCTTCCATTCCAGAACAGACAGAGAGATAGCGCAACGGCTTTCCGATAGGATTGGACGAAGGGGGTGTGGTGGCTTGTTCGTGGCTCATAGGATCAGATAAAAGTTGTTCACGGGCAAAATGTACAGCCTTAATTTCTTCCAAGGCTTCATCAAAACATCCTCCGCGACTTCCCTTGCAAGTTGTAATCGTGGGAGAAATTATTGGATTCATCGGTTGAAGTATTAAATTTTGTGCGTGATGCGAAGTCACCGCTGGTCTTAAAGCCTGAAGGCACAAGGCAACATCTACTTCCTTGATGTTGAAGTTACCATTTACTGCGTCTTCTCGCATCATAAATGCAATAGGTTTCATAGGTGGCGTGATCGTTATGACTCCACCACCAATAGGGCGTCAACCGTAAAAGTATTTCATCTGGATACGCTTACCGTCGAAGAAGCGTAACTTGAGCTGCTTCATCTCGCCGGCCTTGACCAGTTCCAGCACCCATTCCCGTGCCGTCGTGCGGTGAACCTTCCATTCCTTGGTCAACTGATCCAAGTCCTTGAAGCCTTTGGGAATCTCGTCGGCTCCCTTAGACCTTATTTTCCAGAGTTTCTTCAGGACTTCGTCGGTCTTCATACGGGTAAAATCCATTCGTCTTGGCCGTGCGGCTGCTCATGCACCCACGGTATGAGTTTCTCGTCGGTATAGTAGCCGAAGACCATGCCCTGCGACCAGGCGAACGTGGCGCGGCGGGTATTGGCATAATCCATAGCCCCCCGGCGGGTCAAGGTGCCGACGCTGATGCCCGTCGGAGTATCGTCCCGGCGTCCCGTCATGCGACCGACCTTGTGCGTATGGGCGAAGATTACGTTCCCGTACATCTCGGCCATGTCCCGGGGTGCGTTCTCGCCGTAGACGGTTCCGTGGGTGAACTTGTAGTTGGCCAACTGAAACGCTTGCCAGATGCCGGTGTACTCGATGAAGAGGGCTTTCCGCTTACGGCAATGCTCGGTGATATCGTTGATTAGGCGGAGGGCGT